TGGGCGCCAACACAAATCCCCACCTACATGGAAGTGCCAACGTCTGGCGGTAGCACCAAGCGTAATCTCTACACCGCAGACAACATGCCAACCGGCGGTTATCCCGTTGTTGCCAATGTTCGCCAGTCCACGGTTTACGGTCCCAGCAGCGAGTTCACTGGCACTCTTGCCGTTCCTTCGCCGTCAAGCGTTGCGTTGGGCGTTGCTACAGATAACACAGTCGGCACTGCAGTCCTAACCGCTGCCACGGTACGTTCAGCCATGGGTATGGCCAATGCCAACCTCGATTCACAGCTTGCAGTTAAGGCCACTGTTGATCAAGTCTCTGCGATTGTCCAGGGCGCTACAAGTGCCTGATAGGCTAAACATCTCGTCAATCTGACGACAATCATTTTACTTTACTAAGTGTAACAAAAGCAATGCCATTTAAGATTAACCCTCAGAACTCTGCTGTTGAGTACACCTCCAGTGAGCCGTTCTACAACCTCCTTTCTGCTGATCAGACGGTCAACAATAGTGCCACTGTGGTCGTTGTACCTGAACTGCAGTTCACGCTTGCCAAGTATCAACGTGTGGAGTTCAACTACGAACTCTGGTTCACCACCACCGCTGCCGCTGGCTTCCGTTACCTGCTGACAATCCCCGGCACCCTGACTCAGGGTCGTCTACTTCGGGAGCACGTTGCACCTGATGCCCTGACTGCTGTTGTTGCTGGCCTGGACATCACGATTGACGGTACGACCAACCGGACCATCACCTGTGCATCCGGTACTGATGGCTTTGCCCGTGGCACTGGTATCATCCAGAATGGTGCAACTGCAGGCATCGTTCAGCTCAGCTTTGCTCAGAACGCTGCTACTGCGGTGAACACAACTGTCCGTGCTGGTTCCTTCCTTACCGGCACCTACATCTGATCATTTTTGTTAAAGGAGCACCTCAGAGTAGGACTCCTTTTTCTTTGGCCTTGGCCCGTTACGACGGACACCCTTGGCCGCTTTGACAGTCGGAAAGACGACACCCGTCTAATGCTAGCAAAAACTTAATACTCTGGATCCAGAGGAAGAACCAACACATTTCTTTCCTCTTTCAACGTGGCTAATACTGTTCAGTCAGTTCTCGGTACAATCAATAAGGCTGTACCTGATACCGCTGGCTCCCGTGCCTACGATACTAAGTACGGCACCTATCTCAAGCTGTTCTCTGGCGAACTCTTCAAGGCTTACGAGGCTACCTGTGTGGCCCGTGACACCGTGATGAAGCGGACCCTGAAGAACGGCAAGTCGATGCAGTTCATCTTCACTGGCCGGATGCAGGCGGCGTACCACACTCCTGGTACTCCCATCCTCGGTTCCGGTGATCCCCCGGTGGCTGAGAAGACTATCATCTGCGATGACCTTCTGATCAGCTCTGCTTTCGTCTACGATCTCGATGAGACTCTCTCTCATTATGATCTTCGTAGCGAGATCGCCAAGAAGATTGGCTATGCTCTTGCCGAATCTTACGACAAGAAGATCTTCCGTGTGATCGCTCTGGCTGCTCGTCAGGCTCACCCGATCACCGCTGCTCCTGGTCCTGAACCCGGCGGTTCGATCATCCGTATTGGTTCCAACAACCAGTACAACGCTCAGGCTTTGGTGGATGCCTTCTTTGAAGGTGCTGCTATCCTGGATGAAAAGAATATTCCCAAGGACGGTCGAGTCGCTGTACTCAACCCCCGTCAATACTACGCACTTATTTCTCAGGTTGACACCAACATCCTGAACCGCGACTTTGGTAACTCCAGCGGTAGCCTGACTTCCGGTCAAGGTCTCTACGAGATCGCCGGTATCAAGATCAAAGTGTCGAACAACCTGCCCTTCCTGGCTGGTACTGTTTCCACCGTCTCCGGTGAGAACAACGACTACTCTGGCGACTTCTCGACTAGCTGCGGTCTGATCTACTACAAGGAAGCCGCTGGTGTGGTTGAAGCTATCGGTCCCCAAGTGCAGACCACCTCTGGCGATGTCAAGGTGATGTATCAGGGCGACCTGATTGTTGGCCGCATGGCTATGGGCTGTGGTCACCTTAATCCCGCTGCTGCAATCGAACTGCAAGCGGCTGCTTGATAGGAGGGTCAATCCATGCCTGTTCAGCAATCGTCTGCTTCTCTCGGCAGTAAGCTCAGCAAAACGCTCACGTTCTTCCCCCATCGTCCTGTGGAGGAAGGCCGAAATCGTGGCGTTCTGACTCTCAGCCTCATCGGTACTGGCACCTCTGGTGTTACAACCCAGACCAGCCTGGCTACGACCTGCGAGCGAGGTATTCTTTCCTCCGGTCTGGTACTCAGCCTCACTGCCTCCGGTGGTGTTGTGACTGCAGCTACCGTTTCTACGGCTGGTTCCGGCTACTACATCGGTCAACGTGTTCGTGCTGTCGGTACGACCGCTACTGGTGTTGTTGAGTTCCGTGTTGATGATGTAAGTGCCACTGGTGGTGTGAACATCCTCAGCATCCTTCAGAACGGAACTGCTAGTGCAACCACCCAGTCCTCTATTGCAACTACGGCTGATGGTGGTAGTGGTCCTAATGGCCTCCTGGTGAACATCACTGGTGCTGGTGGTATCGCTACCGCTATCTCTGCAGTCACCGGCCGTGAGGGTCGTAACTACAGGATCGGAGACATCATCACCGTGACGGGATCTGGTGGCTCTACCCCAGTGACTGCTTCTGTAACCGCTCTCCAATTCTAATTGATATGGCAACCTCCAATTCCTATGGGGTCGTTGTGTCCGGTGCTCTCACTCTGGGAGTCTCCTCGACTGACGCTTCTCGTCTCTCTCCTTCCCGTACTCGTCGCTCTCTGCCCGGTGGTACTCCCATCGCAGTGTCGGCTGTGCGTTCCCTGACCAAAAACCTCCGTATTGCCTACCCCAACGTGGAAGGTAATATCTCCGGTATCAACTGAACCTTCAATCGGGCTGGCCTTAATAAAGGCTGGCCCCTTTTCTTTTAATATGTCGTACCCAACTTCTCTGACCGATACAGAACTATCCGCAGTCAACCAGATTTTGGGTGCGGTTGGTCAGGCTCCTATTCAGACTCTTGATCAGACAAACCCCGATGTTGACATCGCTTACACAACTCTTATTGATGTAAGTCGATCAGTCCAAGCAGAAGGGTGGAACTTCAATACTGAGAATGAGTACCCACTTACTCCTGATACTTCTGGATTCATCTACGTGACCAGTTCCATGCTTGGAATTGACCTCAGTGATCTTCCAGAAAACAGAGGGTATCAAGTTACTCAACGTGACGGTAAACTATACAACAAGACGGATCATACTTTTGTATGGCCTACTACCAAGTCTTACAAGTGTGACATTGTTTGGCTGATTGATTTCGCCTCCTGCCCTCAGGTCTTCCAAGATTACATTGTTGCCAAGGCTTCCGTTCTTGCTTCTATCAAGATGATTGGGGATAAGGATCAGTATCTCCTTCTCCAGGATCGAGAGAAATCTACCAGAGCTTGCCTTCTTGAAGCCGACTGTAATCAAGCTAATTATTCAATGCTCGGCTATAGCACTGGTGAGGATTACTACTACTCTTATCAACCGTTCCAAACTCTCGCTCGCTAATGATTGTATCACAGCGAATCTCTAGTCTGCTTGGTGGTGTCTCTCAGCAATCAGATTCCAAGAAGTTTCCCAATCAGTTTAGAGATCTTCAAAACTCTTTCTCAGATCCTACCTTTGGTCTGATTAAGCGGCCTGGCTGTCAGTTTGTATTTGAACTCAAAACGTCTAACCAAGTCCTCTACTCTCAAGCTAGCCTGGCTGGTGCAAAGTGGTTCTCTATCCTAAGAGACGAGACCGAGAAATATCTCTGCTGTATCAAGTCTGGCAGCATTTACGTTTGGGATCTTCTGACTGGTACGCCTAAGACTGTCACCTACACTGGCTCAGGGTCCAGCTACCTTACCGGTACCACCAGTCCGAGGGATTATAGCGTTCTATCGATTAACGACTACACATTCATCACCAACAGGAAAAAGACTGTTAGTGCTCAGACTGCTCCATCTAGTTGGGTACGCAATCGAGCATTCATCTCAGTTAAGGCGATTGTCTACAACTCAAGTTACAACATAACAATCAATTCCACGACCGTATCCTACTCTACTGGCGCTAGTGGATCGCTAAAGATTGCAGATGTCACCAATGGGATTGTTACCGCAATCAACGGCATCGGTGGAGGCTTGGCTGCCTATAATGTTGGTGCCGGTGTATTCGTTACTGGTACTTCAGCCTTTTCCATTGTTGTAGCTGGTGGCCAAGCTGGTGATGCGTTGGAAGTCTTCCAACAATCAGTCCCCAATGTCAGCAAGCTGCCCAGCCAGTGTGTCAATGGCTATACAGTCCTGGTAAGCAATACCTCAGGAGAAGAAGATGACTACTATGTGACTTTTGTATCTGATAGCGGTGGGGCTGGCCCTGGTATCTGGCAAGAGACTAGAGGCCCACTTGCAAGTCCTGGTGTGGATACTTCAACAATGCCGCATCAGCTTGTAAGAAACAGTGACGGTACATTTACCTTTGGACCTGCCACTTGGGAGGATAGGCTCGTTGGTGACGATAAGTCGAATCCACAGCCATCCTTCGTTGGTGTGCCCATCCGTCAACTCTTTTTCTACAGGAATAGATTGGGAGTTCTGACTAGCAGTAGTATTGCGATGAGTCAGAGTGGGGACTACCTTAATTTTTACGGTCAGTCCGCCCTGTCAACTGTCGATTCAGATCCCATCGATTTGAACATCTCCTCTGTACGCCCGACTTCTATGTTGGCCGTCCAGCCGTCCACTCAGGGTTTGCTTATCTTTGGATCTACTGAGCAGTTCATCCTAACCACATCGACAGATAGTCTCACTCCATCTACCACATCAATCACTTCTATTTCTCGATACCAAGTTGACTCTAATAACGATCTTGCCGATCTTGGAGTCACAACTGCTTTTATCGCAAAAGGGTCTGCTTACACAAGGGTCTTTGAACTTGAGACATTAGGGTCTAACTTTTCACCCTTTGTTCAGGACTTGACGAAACAAGTTCCTGAGTGGATTCCAGCCAACATTGATCAAATCTCGGCTTCGGGTCAGAACTCGATGATGGCACTGGCAAGCAGTAGTACCAGCACAGTCCATCTATTCTCCTATATGTCTGACGGACAAAAGAGGCTACTTGAAGGATGGTCAAGGTGGGTTCTTTCTGGTAAGGTCAACTACCAAGTTTTTGATGGTGACGTTTACTGGTGCCTCACTGCTCAGGAGAAGGGCTATGTCCTGCAGAAGATTAACTTAGTCCAAAGCCCTAACACTGGATCCATCACTACCTCCAGTGGGCTAGCACTTGAGCCTAGGCTCGATATGTGGACTACAAACACCACCAAGCAGCTCATCAATGGTGACGATACTAAAATATATCTCCCCTATAGCCATGACTCGACTTTTGCGGTAAATATCCTTGTAACTAACTCGACCTTGGCTGGTCAAAACTCACCAAATATTGGCACCATTTTCCAATTTGCTTCACCCCAACTCGATGCTGGTGGGTACTACGTCGTCGTCGAGAGCAGGGATCTTACCAACGATACACTTGTTGTTGGGTATAACTATACATTCAGTGTCGAGCTTCCTACGTTCTACTACCGAACTGGGGATAACTTGGCTGTCACTCAATATTCCAGCTACTTGGCTGTATCAAGAGTCAAGTTCGACTTTGGTTTGTCTGGTGATGTTGGGTTTACTGTCAAGGCAGCGGGCAGGTCAGACTGGAGCACATCCGCTGCTAGTAAGAAGGTCAACTATTACAAGCTAAACGATGCTCCGTTTACCATCAATACGACATACACCTTACCAGTACATCAGAGATCTGAGAACTTCACTGTACTGATCACTTCTGACAGTCCGTTTCCGGTGGCACTTAATTCCTACACCTGGGAGGGTCACTACTCAAATCGTTTCTACACCCGTAAATAAACCATGATCATTGCACCAGCGTTAGCTGCTGGCCTCTTAAGTGGTGGTCTCAGTCTCCTGTCTGGGGGCATTGGAGCTGCAAGTCAGGCTAAACAGCAGCGGCAGCAGAATGATGCAGCCAGGAAGCTAACTGCCTACGAGAACGCCACCGATCTTCAAAACTGGGAATACTCCAAGCAGCTACGTGATTATGAGTATAACCAGCAGCTTCAGATCTACGATAAGTCAAAAGAAGTCTATCAGAGAAACTTAGGCTTCAATGATACTGCTGCTGGCCGCTCATTTGAGGCTGAAAGCAGGAAGATGAACGAATACCTGCAGGGTCTTGCATTCCAGAAGCAGGATCTCTTCCTCAATATGATGCAGGCAAGTGGTAAGGCCAATGCCATGGAAAGTTCCGGCAGGTCAACTGTCCGTCTGCAGCGAGATGCTTTGTCTCAGTTTGGTCGTGATAATGCGGTGATGGCTGAGAACCTTGTTAGTGCAGTTCGTCAACATCAGTACGATCTGGGTGATATTGAGCTGCAGCGTCAGCAGGCAAACTTCGATGCGTACTCCCGACTAGGACTTGCACCGATTGCTCCACCCACTCCACCAAAGCCTATCTCTAGGCCATCAGCAACAGGCTCAACCAACCCACTACTCACTATCGGTAATGTGGTTGCCAATGCAGTTTCAACAGGCTATTCAGCTTATTCAGCAAAAATAGGGTAATCTAAATGCCAGTAGAGTTTCAGGGCAGTGCTAAGAGCATTCCCTTCAGCCCTCTCCGTGCTCCTGATCAGACACAAGCTGAGCAGCAGCAACTGAATCAACGTATTCAGTGGATGAGGGAAGATAATCAATCACAGATCGAATCAAGGCGGAATGTCGCTGCCGGTATGGCCGAGCGCAACCGCCTACAAATCAACCTCCAGGATCAAGATCTTCGGACCTTGGCTGGTATGTCGAAGACCCTCACTGATAATCTCCTTGAGGTCCAGAAGGACTATCGACAGAATCAGTTCAATATCGGCTTCCATCAATACTGGATGGGTCAAGGTGATCCTGCCGAGATCCAGAAGTACGAGGAGAACAAGGCCAAACTAGCCGCAGTTGGCTCTACTACAGCCGATGCAGCACGGAAACTAGCTGCTGAGGGCGCAGAGCCTTGGGCTGTCTCCCGTCTCAAGCAGCTCTCTGGGGATCAGAAGGCTGGCTACCTGATGGCTATGACCCAGGACAAGGGGGCTGGCTATGGAACCTGGCTCGACAACCTGATCGCCACTGATGATCAGACCCAGATCGACCTAGGTAATGGTCGCGTCTTAACCCCCGCAGATGCCCGTAAAGGCGGTCCTGAGGCTGAGGCGGTGGCTACCTGGGCCAGGGCTGAATACGTGCGTCAGAATGGCCTCCAGGGGGCTAACCTGGCGATGCTGAATGACAAGCTGATACCCTTCATGCGGGAGGGAGAGGCTAAAGTCATGGCGAGAGTCACTGATCAGGCTAATCGGGAGCGGGGAGATCAGGAGACCCGCGACTATACTGGAATGTATGTCTCTGAGCTTAAGACTGATCCTGGAAATGCCTTCAATAATCTCAACCGTAGATTAGCCTCAGTCACCAATCCTGAGACTGGTTACTTCTACGGTCCAGGTGGTGCGAGAGATTACGCTATCAAGATTCTCAAAGCAGCGATCCAGGATGGCCGTGAGCAGGGTATAACCCTCGACACACTTGAAAAAATCAAGAACTCTCCAGACCTTGACGGTAAGAAGACTTGGGGTGAACGATTCCCTGATCTTTTCTTTGGGCTCTCCAATGATGTCAGAAATGCTCAGCGGGCTGATCTTGCTAGGGATAAGGAACTAGAGGATCAAGGTGCTGAAGAGATTGCCAACAACTTCGTCAAGCTTGGTGAGCAGAAGGGCGGTTTCTCAGAGCTAGAAGTTAAGGAGTTCAAAGACCAGTGGAAGGAGAAGTTTGGTGCTAGGCCGCTTCCGAATGCAATCACTAACTATACGACTAAGGAGCAGGTTCAGAAAGAAGTAGCAGTTAAGATACTTGACCGTAAACTGGCAAACGGTGAGCTGATTACTGAGGAAGACCTCCGTGGTTATCCACCTGAAGTCGTTAATGAGTATCGTCCTAGGATCAGAAAGTTTAACGAAGATATTGTCAAAAATCCTGATGTTCAGAGCAAGTTTGCCTCCTTTGATCTTGCCTTAAAGGGTAACCTTACTGCCAATTCAACCACCCAAATTCCTCACTACACCCTTGAGGTAGCTAAATCTAAAGCACGGCAGAAGTTTATTGAGAAGTACAACGCTTTAGTTCTTTCTGGTAAGGATCCAGACACCGCTAGACAGGGTGCCTTTGACCTTGTGATGAATGAGATTCAACTCGGTAAGCCTACTTTGGCAACTGAGAAAGTTGGTGTTGGTGATTTTGCCTTATCCAGAGAAGTTAACTCTGGGTTCGTCAAGATGTTCCCACAAGGTAATGCTTCTGCTGGCTATGCACAGGCATTAGACAGGTTAAACAGCATGGCCTCCATTATTAAAAATGACGGCAATGCACTAACAAGTACCTTACTCATCCCTAAAGAAGACGCTTTGTACATCGAAAAGATAGCCAAAGATCCGAGCCTTCCGCCGCCTGCATCGATCCAGGTTCTCACTAGCATCCTACACAAACAAGGAAAAAAGGTGAGTATCTGGGATGTTATGGAAGGGCAATATGGTGCGGCATTTCCAGGCAAGTCTTTCCGCAAGCCAGAAAGTGTAGCTCTGATTGATTCAGCTAACTCTCCGGCTATCCGTGCTCTCTTCACTAACTACCCATCTGCTCGTCGTACCCAACGTGGGTTCGCAACGATGCCGTGGTCAAAGGCTAAGGTTCCGAATGGTTGGGGTGGCTTGGTCGAAGAGGCTGCATCGAAGTACGGGCTAGATCCTGCACTATTGGCTGGTCTCCTCAAGCATGAGTCTCAGTGGGATCCTTATGCACGTAGTAACAAAGGGATGCCTTCTATTGATCAGGCTAAGGGTCTTGGCCAACACCTTGATGGTACAGCCAGGGAAGTGGGCATCACAAATCCATTTGACCCTAAGCAGTCCATTTTTGGAGCTGCTAAATATCTTAGGCAGCAGTTAGATGCGTTTGGGGGTAATGTCGAGTTAGGTCTCCGTGCCTACAACCAAGGTGCAGGATACACGCAACGCTACCCAGGTGGAAAGAAAAAGCAAGCGCAACTCTATCCTGGTCTTGTTCTCAGAGAAGCTGCTATCTATGGATACGGTGGTGCTGGTATGAATCGTGAAGCTCTAGTCCATCCAGCTCTCAAGCCATTCATCAATAGGGATTCTAGTGCCGGTGGCGACATCACCTCCCGCATGGATCCAGCACGACTTCACCCGATAACTGGGAAAGTTCGCCCTCACAATGGGGATGACCTCAACGCTAAGGAGGGCACAACCCTTGCATTCAATGTTCCAGTTAAGTTTGTCGATTCTGGCACTGACCCAGGCGGCTGGGGACTTTGGGCTGAGTATGAGCTTCCCAATGGGAATCGAGTCCTGAAAGCTCACCTTTCTCAAGTACCTAAGGGGTTCAAGAAAGGGATGATGATCGAACCCGGCACTGGTGTCGCACTGAGCGGAAAATCTGGTGGAGCAACAGGCCCTCACCTTCATCTGGAAGAGCGCGACCGAAATGGAGTTCTCCTAAAACCATCTCGCCAAGGCGGGGCAATGCAGTACATCCTCCATAGCTAATGATTGATCCACGTAAAGCCCTAGAAGAAGAACTTGCTCTAACTGATGAGCAGCGTAAAGGGGTTGCTGCTGCCATTGAAGCCCCCGTACAGGCTAACAACCAGCAACAGCAACAGATTAAGAATGAGAAACAGCAGCAAGTAGCTGATGCTCCCAAGGAGGCTGCCGCTGCTAACAAACGTCAAGACGATATGCTGCAGTCGAAGCAGCAATCAAACGGTGTAGCTAAGGTTGCATCTGAACTCGGCACTGCTGTAGTCGGTGCTGGTATCGATGCCGCTGAGGGGATTGGTGCAACTGCTGAGCGTGTCCTGACTGGCAAGGTCAACGACAAGAACTTCACCCCTACCTGGCTCCAGGTCGATGACAAGGTGGAGCCGATGAACAAGACTTGGTGGGGCAATGCTATCCGCAGTATCGGTGAGTATGCCGTTCTTGGTCTAGTCACCCGCAAGGTCGGTGGGAAGCTCCCTGGAGGTGCAGGTAAACTACTTGCGTCTGAAGGCATCAAGAATGAACTGGTGAGGGGAGCCATCGTCGGTAACCTCAGCTCTAGTGCAGAAGGCAAGAACTTCAGCAACATCATTCACGAGACTTTCCCCTTTGTCCCTACACCTCTGGCTGTCACGGACGCTGATTCTCCCATGATGAAGAGGGTCAAGAGTACCCTGGAGGGGGCTGGATTCGACGCTGTTTTCGGGGCTGTAGGTGCTACCGCTAACGCACTCAAGGCGAAGAAGGCTGCTCAAGGTGCAATCGACAACGAAGCCCTCCGTAAAACACTCGTACCCCGTGTCGAGAGCCTCGCTCAAGGGCAGGCTAGGAAGGCTGGCATCGATGCTGCAAAAGTCGAGTACGAGGGTCTGAGGAACCAGTGGGTAGCTGAGAACAACGGAGCTACGGTTACCTCTTCTAAGATTCAGGCAGAAGTAAATGCTCTGAAGAGTCAAGCGAAGAAGGCTGGTGGAGTAGTCGATGAGGCCCAGCTCAAAGTCCTCCAGGAACGTCAAGCCCGTGCTGCTGCTGTAGAAAAGGCTGGTCAGAGGCTAGCAAAGCTCAAAGCTGATGATGCCATTGCTCGGAAGCCTCCGACACCAGATGAGGTTGCAGCCAAGACCTACGAATCCTCACTCAAGAAACATACTCAACTCTCTGAGAAAGTTGATAGTGAGAATGCTGTCCACTTCTATCAGAAGGATCCTGAGTTTCAGAATGGACCGAACGTAAGGACCAGTCACCCAGATCTACTCGATACCCAGGAAAAGGCTAAGTTCGTTCCCGATACGGATGTCAAGACTCTCCTGAGAAATCACATCCAAATTGACACTGATCCCATCCAACGTGATGGTCGGATTGGTAGCGTCATCACAGATGCCAACGTAGATAAGATCTCCGGTAGCTCGACTGGCGTTCGTAAGGTCATCGAAGAAATGTCCAAGCGGTTGATGAAAGATCCTCATCTTGAGACTTTCATAGCTGGGCAGCGTTATACCAGGCAGGAAATTGTCAGCATGGTGGCAGCTAAAGCTCTCGATACACTTGAGGGTCTTGATGGCATGAACCCAGAGGAGCTGCGAAAGGCTCTATTGGTAGATGCCGATGTCAACACTGTCGTTGGCAAGAAGTTTGAGACTATGAATAGTGTCAATGCGGCTGCTACTCAGATCCTACTCCGCTCTCTTGGTGGAGAAATGGCTGACCTTGCAACGGTAGAACGCTCAGTGCGTGGTCAGGTCGATACTGCTACACAAGATGCTATGTTCCTTGCTCGTTTTGAGACTCTCCTTCGACTGAACAAGGAAGCATCCTACGTTGCCGGTAAGAAGCTGCAAGAGCGAACAGGCAACTGGGCAAGGATGTTCTATCCCGAAGCTTCAACCGCTGACGATGTGAGCAAGCTGATTGATGATCAGGTGAAGGGTGTTGTCGGCACTCTCCGTGAGATCACTACTACTGGTGAGGATAGGCGGCTGATTAACATCTTCATGGATGCTGCGTCTATTAGTAATGGTGACGTTCGTACTATGTCTGATCTTGCAGCCTTCGCTAGGAAGAAGATCGGCATGAATGGTTGGATCAATGCTAGTTCAGGCGAGCAAGGTTACCTCCTCCGGTCAATGCTTTCCAGCTTCTTCAATAGCGTCCTTAGTGGCCCAAGGACAGTACTTCGCGCTTGGACTGGTAATGCTGTCCTAACTGCACTCCGTCCTCTCGACCTTCTAGTGGGTGGAGCGATGAAAGGTGATGCTCGTTTGATGTCAAAGTCTCTACACCAGATGCAAGCGGGTTTTGAAGCCTTCGGTGAAGCCCTTACCATGGCTGATAAGGCACGGAAAGCATGGCTATCTGGTGACCCAAACCCGATGATCATGCGTGGTACTGACGAGAACTATCTACCGTTTCACAAGACGGAAGAGTTCAAGAACTATCAGGCATGGGCAGAGTTAAAGGGAAGTCTTGGTGACAAGTTTGCTATCAACTCCGCTTACCATATCTCTGCATTTAACTCTTCACCCTTTGTAAACTATGGCATGGGTCTGATGGAAATGGGGGATACTGTAACTCGCACTATCCTAGGTCGAATGGAGTTAAAGTCCCGCGCTTTTGATGAGGCGTGGATTGAGTCTGGTGGTAAGGTAACCAACGATCTTGTACAAAGCTATGAGAAAAAGCTACGTGACAGTATCTTTGACAAGGATGGTGTGATCACTGATAAAGCAGCTAATCTTGCAGCTCAAGAAATTACGCTCACTACTCCGCTCAGTGGTCAAGCAGAGAAGTTTGATGATTTCATTAAGGCAGTTCCGCTGGCTCGCCCATTCTTCATGTTTCCACGGACAGCTACCAACGCTCTTCGGTATGTAGCTTCGTACACCCCTATCTTGAACAAATCCCTCAAAGAGATCGACGAGGTGATGAATTGCACCATGGAGTCTGCTCCTGCCATTATGCAGAAGTACGGCATCACTGATCTTGAAGGTGCCAGGGCTATGTATGAAGGGAGAGTCGGGCTGGGGATGATCACTGTTGGCTCAGCGATTGGGCTTTACCTCAATGGGAAGATCACTGGAAACCTCGCTGTTGGTGACGAAGGTAAACGTCTTCGTACCACCCTCAATGGGGCACCTCCTCCGAGGTCAATCCTGTTCGGCGACAAGTGGGTCAGCTACGACGCCTTTGAGCCTATGGCCTCGATCCTCTCTATGGTCGCTGATATTGGAGAGAAGGCTGACCCTGAAGACCAGGAGACCATGTATGCCAAGGTAGGCTTCTTTGTAGCTGCCAACCTAACCAACAAGTCTTTCTTGGCTGGTATCGGTCAACTCACTGATCTTGTGAATGGTAATGCTGAATCGTTCGGCCCAACATACCTAGCTAACCAAGCCAACAACCTTATCCCCTTTGGTGGTGCTAGGAACTGGATGGCCCAGGTGTTTAGTCCTGGTAAGCGTGAATTAGACAATGACTTCGGTCAGAGGTTTATGAATCGCAATCCTGGGTTGAAGGATGCACTGCCGCTTCAACGTGACTGGATCACTGGTGAGCCCCTGAGGATCAATGATCCGATGACTCGCCTGATCAACGCTTCCCTACCTGTCAACATTAACCACACTTGGGACAAGACTCAGCAGATCATCTACAAGAGTGGGTTTGATGTATCCCTTGCATTCCGCAAAGGACCGGACGGTGAGAATCTAAATCCAAAGGAGCGAGAGAAGATGATTCTCTATGCAACTGAAGGTGGTCGGATCAAGAAGGCACTCGACGCAGAGGTGAAGAAGGATTCCTTCAAGAAGTCTTTCGATGCCTACCAGGAATACCTCAACAAGGGTGGAAGTAAGGAGATGGCCCCACCTGAAGCTATGGTTCACATCAACGCAATCGAGAAGGTTGTCGCTGATGCCAAGCGGTATGCAATGACTAAGTCTCGCTTAGAAGAAGAACGTTCCGGTGGCCCGATGTCCCGTGCTCAGATCTCCAACATGGTTAAGAAGGCAGGGAAGAATGGGGATGTTGGGCAGCAGCAATACTATCTCAACAAACTAATTGAAACGCCACAATGACGGTTATCACCAGAAATACCTACACGGGAAACGGCTCTTCTACTGATTTTAGTATCGGCTTTGCCTACTTGGATCGGAGCCATGTCTATGTAACTGTCAATAACGTGGCAGTCACTAGCTTCACATTCTTCAACTCCACCACAGTCAGATTCAATACCGCTCCAGCTACCGGGGCGGCGATTGTCATCTATAGGGAAACTCCTGATTCGGCTCTGCTGGCTGACTTCACCCCAGCTTCTGCATTGCGCGAACAAGACCTGGAACTTGACCTTCAACAGAATCTGAATATCGTTCAGGAGTTGAAGACGAATCTCGGCCTCACTACTACGACTGGAAACTCAGCCCTGGCTACTGCCACTGCAGCTCAGATTGCAGCTAACACGGCACTTGCTACTGCCAATACAGCCCAAAGCACGGCTAATACTGCCTTGCTGGCAGCAACAACTGGTAGTGGCGGATCGACATCTACTACTAGCAACTATACCGCTGCCTCCTTTGCTGCCATTGCGGCTAACTCAAGCACTCCAGTTGGTACGATTGTTTGGCTTAAACAGCCTATTGCATCACCACCTTCTGGCTATTTGTACTGCAACGGAGTTGATAAGCAGAGGAATCAATATAATGCTCTATTCAATGAGATCGGTACTGCTTATGGCGTAGGCGATGGGTCCACCACTTTTGGGTTTCCGTTAGAGAGCAATCTTATCAATCCATTCGCTGATGTTAACTACCACCCATTCATTAAGTATGGTTCAAGGACATCTGGTCCTGGACAGATCTTTGCCAAAGTTGTAGACACTACCACTATGGCTGGGTGGATTGTAGATGCCTTAAATGTAACTGCTACACTTTCCTTCACTGGTGGTACTGGCCTGATCTTTGGTTTTCACGGCAACAACCCAGGAACGAGCGGTACATCCTTCTCTGCAGACGGCACGTTGTTGACCACTGGAAGTTCAAATACTTCTGGTCAGAATGTCTTTGTCTGGAAGAAGAGTGGTAATTCCTTCAGCCTTATCACTACTTCTCCGGCATTGGTTTCTGCGGTCCCTGCGACTGCTACTGCCTTGAGCCCTGATGGAAACTACCTTGCCGTAGTGTCAAGAGATTTGACAACGTCATTCTGGATCTACAAGGCCAATAGTACCAGGACTGTCTACAGCCTCCTCACCACTAAATCGTTTGCTACGGCATTCAATACCTACGGACCAACGCACATTACTTGGTCTGATTCTGGCAATTACCTTGCTCTCAACAATCACGCAGGCCCTTTTGCCCAGCCTCCTGGTGGATCACAAATTAGATTGTTTGCTCGCTCTGGTGATACCTTTACGGAGATGACTGGACCTACGGCAAGCTATGCAAATGACAGCATCAACACCTCTGCGTTTAGTCCAGATGATAGCTTCTATGCCTTTGCGACCTCTGGTGGGTATCTTAACATCTACTCTAGATCTGGATCCAGCTATAGCCTACTAACAACTCAGTCAGGTGGTGGGGGGCTTACGCTTAGATGGCCAGATAATACAAAAATCCTGGTTGCACAAACTAATGGAAGCAAGCTCTTTACCTTTAACGGTGCTGCCATCACTGCTGTTGCTTCTAATGGCACCTTTGTTGGCGTTCTTGCGCTTTCAAAGTTCACTTCCAACCAGTTCTATCACCTTGAGAATGGTAATTTGTATTCATGGGATGCGTCTTACAATGTTTCCCTGGTAGGTAGTACCACTGGTCAAGTTGTCACTGGCTACTGCGCCACTGCTGCCCTCTCTTCATAATCAGCACTTACAATGCAAATATTTCTAGCCATTGTAATTTCTGGCTACATCATCTCATGTGAAGCTAGAGCGCCTGATGCCTGGCGAAACTGTGACGCTCGGTGGGGGATGGTAATTGGGTGGTTGTTTGAATCCCCATTGACACCTTTGAAGGCGTATCTCCGTAAACGACAAGAATCTTCAACCACTACCGCTGATGACAACAAAACAACTCCCAGTTGATCAATATTACACACAGACCGACAGCGCAACCTGGCAAGGATACAGGATGTGCTTTTCGTCTACCTGTGCAATGGCGCTCAAATACATCCGTCCTGAATCGCTCATTGGCTATAACGCTGATGATGTTTATCTTAAACGGGTTAATATGTATGGAGACACCACCTATGCTGATAGCCAAATCCGTGCTCTCCATTTCTACAAGGTAGATGCCAACTACCGTGTGAACGGATCTAAGGCTGACATTATCCGAGAGATCGACGCTGGCTATCCAGTAGGTGTTGGCATTCTCCATCATGGAAGTGCCAGCAACCCAACTGGTGGGCACTGGATGCTTGCCATCGGCTACGACGAGGATTACATCATCTGCCACGATCCCTATGGAGAAGCAGATATGGTCAACGGTGGGTACATCAAAGTTGGCCCATACGGCAAGGCAATCAAGTACACCTGGAAGAACTGGCTCAAACGATGGCAACCGGAAGGCCCTGGTCATGGCTACATGCTCACCTTTCGGAACGCGATGTGATGATCCCTGAAGTCCTAATTGGTGCCGTCCTCTCAGCGATTGTAGGTGCCACTGGTGGTGTATTTGTCTCTAATGTCAACCTCAAGGATCGTCTCGCTGCTGTCGAACTGAAGATGGCAGAGAAATACGTTCACAAAGAAGATCTCAATACCCTCATCACTCGTATGGAAGACCACCTCGTCCGTATCGAGAACAAGTTCGATGAGTTCCTCAAGCAACAGAGATGACAGATTCAACAGAAAGTCAAAAGGGCACAGAAGCTCAATTCAATCAGCTCCACAAAGCGGTCACTACTGAGCTGGTTAATCGAGTCAGCATGGGTGAGAGCTGCTCCACTGCTGACCTCAAGGCCGCAATCGAGTGGCTGCACAAGAACAACATCAGCGGAGTTGCCGTAGAGGGCAATGAGCTGGACAAACTCAGGAAGGTCATTCCTATGGTCGATTACGAGGACATCCGTAAACGAGTGAACGGATAATGGCACCCAAGCGTTCAAGTAATCCAGGACAGTCCGCTTCTTACTATGCAGACCACCCTGAGTCCTACGCAAAGAAGCTCAAGTATGATCGCAAGCGGAACGCTAGACCGAAGCAGATCAAGTACCGATCTGAGCTGAAAACTGCCCGTCGTCAACGAGGGATTGACGGTAAGGGCGGCCCAGATCTCTCCCATACCAGCAAAGGTACGCTCGTCCTTGAGAACCCAAAGAAGAATCGAGCTAGAAATGGGCATGGTAATAACGGCCGATTGAAGATCGTCTAACCATGATTCCAGCAATCAAGCGTAGGCTCATCAGCCAGCTCACATCAAACGGCCACAGTCAGGCCAGTGCATACGCTATAGCTCAGTCTTCCCTCTTCAAATCTGGCAACGTAGATCGCTCTGGTAATGCTACAGCCAAGGGTTTGAGGCGTGGAAAGATGACTCCTGGTGAGAGGTCTAATGATCGAGCTGCCAAACGTTACGGAGGTAGACCCTCTGACTATGCCTACAAGAAGGCAAACAATACTTCTCTGAAAATCGGCTCTCCAGCTCTCAACAGAAAAGTCAAGAAACGTGCGTGACTCCCTTACTACCTACAACTGACGATTACCTCTACAACCTGTTGGCTATGACTTCTCCAGAAGCCAAGAGACTAAGAAGGCAAGCTATCAAAGATCATTGGAACTGCACTTGTGCCTACTGTGAGCGGCAGTTCCTTTCTGATCAGCTCACCATAGATCACGTAACTCCTAAGTGTCGTGGTGGTGATGATGGCACTCAGAATCTGATTCCTGCATGTACTTCGTGCAATAAATCGAAAGGTAGTGATAATTGGCTGACATGGATGAGACAAACGTTTGGGTATCGCCCCCAGCGTGAACAACTAATTCTTTCTTGGATCAACTGATCAAATGGCTCCTAAAAATAGACCGCAACGGGGATCGTTCAATACCCGTGGTCGTCAGAAAGTGGCTGCACAGCAAGCTGGTCGTCGTGCTGCTACTCCTCCCACTTCTTCAAATGTCCTCCCTCCTGGTCGTAAGGGTGGCCCTGCTTCACGCTCACCTGGGGGTAGGCCAACTGCCCCTATTGAACGGGTAAAGGTAAGGGATCTTGGTAGCAATCGTCCTACTCTTCCTGCGGGTCGTAAGGGTGGTGCTATTAGCCAATCCCCTGGTGGCAAGGTGGATCCACCTATTGAACGGGTAAAGGTAAGGGATCTTGGCAATAGTCGGTCTTCTCTTCCTGCTGGTAAGGCTGGAGGAGCGGTGGGTACACGGATGGACCCCAATGCACCGTCGTTCTTTAAGGCTGGCCAGAAGGATGCGGCCTCTAGGGGGTCATCTAAATCCAGTGTTCGGACTGGGTATCCTGGAGCTGATCGACCTAGCGGAGGCCGCCCTGCCGGCCCTGCTGGAGCAAAGGGTGAGGCGCTAGCTACGGCTGCTAAAGGTGTTGGTCGCGTTGGCCGGTTCCTGCGTGGAGCTGGTTCAGTAGTTGGTGCTGGGATGACTGCACTCGCTGCAGGAGCAGAGGCTCAAAAGATCCTTAACCCTAAAGACAACATTATCCATGACTTGAGCAATCTCGGTATTGCTATTGAAAACAAAGTCAACGGTAAGGATAATCGTCGTCCCTACTCCGGTGAATCTGCTGGTGCCGACCTCGGGAACCGTAGTCGGGGGATCACTAATGAGAAAGCTGGCCCGCCAGTTCCCAAGGGTCTGCCCAATCGGAACAAGCCGACCTCCAAGCCTCCAGCGGCAGACAATCGTGGTGGTGGTTCCCCCAATCCAGTATCTGGTGGCAGCGACATCATCCGTGAGCGTCCGTCTGCATCGGTGGCCCGTCCCTCGGTTCGTCCGTCAACTGGCCGACCTTCTGCACCTACTTCGGCACCTAAAGCTCCTCCAGCAGCAGCTAAGCCAGCAGCTAAAGCTCCCGAACAGCAGAACCTGTTTAACGCCCCTCGGACTGGTGTAGCCAAGTTCCGTACCGACATGAACCCACTGGGTAAAAAGATTGTCGGCACAACCAACTTCTCCAAGTCCGTGCCATCTGAGCGAGGCTTCGATATGACTTCGGACTACAGCAGCTCCTTGGCTATCCCTGACCAGAAAAAGCGTAAGAAGTAATCCTCCTAACTAGCAAATAACGGCCCTCACTAGCTGGGGGCCTTTTTTATGCAAAAAGACTCCCTCACTTTGATGCAGGAGGACTTCAAAGTCTTCCTATCAGCTATCTGGAAAACATTAGGACTACCCCCGCCGACCAGGGCACAGCTTGCCATCGCCGATTACCTCCAGCATGGTCCCAAGCGTATCCAGATTCAAGCCTTCCGTGGTGTAGGTAAGAGCTGGATCACAGATGCCTTCGTGATCTGGAACCTTTTCAACAACTCAGAGAAGAAGATCCTGATCGTTTCGGCCAGTAAGAGCCTTGCTGACGACCACAGTAAGTTCATCCAGCGTCTAATTGAGGAAACTGCCTGGTTGGTTCACCTCAAACCAAAGGATGGCCTATGGTCGATGATCAAGTTCGATGTGAACTGCCGACCAAGTAAGGATCCTTCGGTCAAATCAGTCGGTATTACCGGACAGATGACTGGTTCCCGTGCTGACATCATCCTGATGGACGACATTGAGGTTCCAGGTAACTCGATGACCGAGCTGATGAGAGAGAGATTGCTTCAACTCTGCACTGAAGCGGAGGATCTTCTCACTCCACGGGAAGATAGCCGAATCATCTACCTTGGAACGCCACAGACGACCTTTACAATCTACCGGAAACTGGCAGAGCGTAACTATCGTCCGTTCGTTTGGCCAGCTCGATACCCAAAATCTCTTCACGGCTACGAAGGTCTGCTGGCTCCACAGCTTCAGGCTGATCTTGACAAGGGTGTTGCTCTTTGGACACCTACCGATCCTGACCGATTCACCGATGATGACCTCCTTCAGCGTGAGGCCAGCAAGGGTAGATCGAACTTCATGCTCCAGTTCATGCTGGATACCAGCCTTAGTGATGCTGAGAAGTTCCCACTGAAGTTTGAAGACCTTATTGTCACCTCAGTCAACCCAGAATTGGCCCCTGACGGCATCGTCTGGTGCTCTGATCCTCGCAACATCATCAAGGATCTGCCTGCTGTTGGCCTCCCAGGCGACCGCTTCTACTCCCCCATGGTCATCCAGGGTGAATGGACCCCCTATCAGCAGGTCATCTGCTCGGTCGATCCCTCCGGTAGAGGCAAGGACGAGACAACCGCAGCGATCATGGGACAGAAGCATGGCTACATTTACATCCCAAAGATGTACGCCACGCAGGATGGCTATAGCGACAAGACACTTCTGGAGATTCTTAAGATGTGTCGGAAGTACAAAGCTACCACACTGTTGATTGAATCGAACTTTGGCGACGGTACAGTCTCTGAACTCTTCAGGAAGCACATTCTTCAGCTTAAACTAGGCATCGATATTCAAGAGACAAGAGCCACTGTCCGCAAGGAAGATCGTATCATTGACGCTCTTGAGCCGATTATGAACCAACATCGGCTGGTGTTTGACCGCAGTGTAATCGAGTGGGACTACGAAAGTAATCCTAACCTCCCGTCAGAGGAGCGTCTGATGTATATGCTCTTCTACCAGATGAGTCGGATGTGTAGAGAGAAAGGGGCAGTCAGACACGACGACAGGATTGACGTTATCGCCCAAGGGGTCAAGTTCTTCATCGAGAGTCTGGGTCTCTCAGCTCACGAACAGGTCAAGGTACGGAAGCAGGAAGACTGGCAGGATCAGCTCGATTCTTGGCTGGACGATCCTAAGCAGGCTTGCAACCACCTGGCACTCGGATTCGACATCGACCAGCGACGACAAGCTAGGGGAATCACCAAGTCTGGAAGACTCCCAGCATGGGCCTCTGTGCGCCGCTAAGCCGCCTCCAAGGCTCCAGGGGTGTCCTACCACGCAAGGATGCCTAGAGGGGCATTCCTGGGGCTTGTAGGGGCTAGTTTCAGCCAGACACGTAGGCCGGGAGGGGAAAGAGAGGGTGGACTCGATCCCTAACCGGCACCCCTTCGGGGGAGGCACAAGGAGACAATCCACCGACACAGGGACTATTAATATTAAACAGTTAAACTGACAAGACGGTAATATAAGTCTTGGGGCGAAGCCAAGACACCGATTACCACGCCTAAATAAGTTAAGTATGTTGTTGAGGTTCTCAAACAGACATAACTAATATTAACTGTTGATAGTTCTTCTTATTTAGATAGAGATAAACAACCGACATAACCTTTTAACTTTTCAATCTTAGTAATCTTAATAACCTTAGTAACCGACCTAACCAACCCAACCTACTCTTCCCACCAAAGTAGTTAATGTCTTCTCCTTCTTCATCTTCTACCATTCTCAAGCACATCACTCCTGATGCTGAGTTTCTGATTACTAATATGGCTAGGGTATCTTGCCCAGCTAATCAAGACAACACTGATACCAGTGCTAAACTTATCAGATACCTCATCAAGCATAAACACTGGTCTCCCTTTGAGATGGTGTCTATGTGTGTAGAGATCAATACTCAACGAGATATTGCAGCTCAGATCCTTCGTCATAGGAGCTTTACCTTCCAGGAGTTCAGTCAACGTTATGCAGATGCTAGTGAGCTTGGTTACACACTTCCACAGTTACGTGGTCAAGATCCTGACAACCGACAAAGCTCTCTCTTGGTTGAGTATCCTCAAGATCTTTACGACAGGGTAGAAGCCTACCTGAACTATGGCCAACGATTCTATGGTGAACTCCTTCAGTTGGGTGTCGCTAAAGAGTGTGCTCGTCGTGTACTACCTGGCTGTCAGAACACCAGGATGTATATGACTGGTTCCATCCGTTCCTGGTTGCATTATTGTGATCTTCGGTCTGGTCCTGAAACTCAACTTGAACATCGGCTTATCGCTGAGCAGGTTAAGATGATCATCAAGGAGATGCTTCCTAATGTCTATGAAGCCATGTGGCCGACATGGGTAGCTCCACCAGTCCACTTCAACATCGCTCCACCGTTGACCTTCTGGGGTCGTGTGAAGGAAGCGTGGAGGTCGTTGATTGATGGCTGACCTTTCCCCCGCCGCGCAGGCAATCTGGGACGCCTGGAACGATGCCTACGAAGCCCAAGGGCCGCTAGAAGATATGGGTCAACCACTTGGCGCCGCTCTGCGAGCTGCTGCGGATCGAGCTGAAGACCTGATTGGCGACACGGAACACCCGAAGTTCACTGAAGGTGTTCTTGCTGCAGCGCATTTCCTGGATTTGATCGCCGCCGAGCTGGACGGATCGATTCAGAACGTCACCAGACCTTCCTAGCTGCCCCGTTAAGCCGCCTATGACCGACCTAAGGTGTGCTCCTAGCCTCCAGCCGTTTCTGGGGGCTTCTAGGGCATCCTAGAGGGGTCTGACATTTTGGAGCAAAAATGTGAAGTCCATCCTAACGCTCGATGATGGACGCTATCCCCCCATTGGGGTCGTCGTTATAGCCTATTGAGCCGTCAAACTGCCGCGCTAGTTGTGAAGTCTAGTCGTACTCCCTAGCATCCTGCCGCATCCTGGCACCGATAGGCTATGCTCACCGATCCGATCAGTAAGCTATACCCTACCCTCGTTAGTTTGTGTTAGTTTCGCTGTCTGTGCGACCGAAGTTGCACCCCTTTTTTTATCACGATCGGCCCCAACAGTCAGCATCACTCAACCTGCTCAAGTGTATCCCCAGTTGCTTACCCTGAAGTGTACAGCACGGATAGATACATTTAAGCTGGCCTAATCCTTGGCATGTTGGTATCACGATCGGCGCAAACAGTCAGTATAGTCTATCGCATCTCCTGCTGATCGGGCTCTTAGCACTTAGCCTGCCATCCTGTCTAGTCTGGTGTGCCAGCAAAAAAATCGGCACACTAACTATCCACCTAGCATCGGATCCGATGCATACTTACTTCATCGGACGGGGAACCGGCCGGGAACCTTGAAAATCGCATAATCGCCAACGGCAGACCCGCACACGGTAGGTCTGGCCCCTTGGTTTGCGTGGTTTGGCACGGGCAGACAGCAAACAGCCAATGGGTCAGTGTGACAACCTACGGCGAAGTGGCGGGTCGGGCAAACATTACATAAACAGGCAAACATTAGCACCGACAAAGATAGGCTCGGATCCTATCACTTAGCGTCGTAATTAGTTAGCCTCGTCAGCTAACTTGTGGGCACGATCTCACAGTCTTTTGTGTCCATAATTGGAGAGTATTTTTTTTCTCTCCATCATTTCACCTGGCAAAAGGTATCACCCACAGGAGGTTCAATCATGGCAACACTCACTAACAAACAAAAGGATATTATCTTCGACCTTAATCTAGTCTATGAATCGTCTGAATGTATGACGGTTGATAGACCATGTTTTAGTAGTGCTGCAATCGACCTTTATAGGTCTTACTTGATCCGCCGATTCTATGATCTGCCTATCGGAATTGAGTGGTCAAAGGATGATCCTTACACTTCATTCTCTCAGATGAAACTTGAAGCAACACAATTGGGGAGAATTAGAGTATTTACTGGCGGAAGTCCCGCAATTATCGACTACCAAGACAATTTGAAGTTTCGCGCCATTCATGATTGGGCGCATCTCCAATCTCATTCTGATTTTAGTATGCTTGGCGAGCTGAATACCTACCGTGAAATGGTTAGATCAGCTCAAAACTATTTTAAGGGTAAGTGCCCTAACTATATCAAACAGATCCTATTTTCTGAGGTTGTCCTACAGTCTGCGGCGGCCCTTGTGCAGGGTCTAGGTGTTCACCAGAAAATTGTAATCTTGCCGATTGCGTGCATCGATACTTTCTGCAGTGCGATCGATAAACATTTCAGCTAATCATTGCACCTGACAATAGATAAGGGGGAGGCTGATAGTTTCCCCTCTTTTTAATGCTCTCACAATCGTCATTCTTGGAGGTTTCAATGTCAACGCCTACGCCTATTCTCGGCACGTTTTTTCTAGCGTCTGCCGGTGAGATTCAAGAGGGATTGGATTGGTATCGACTAGCTAATCTAATCACATGCAGAATCGCTCGTGATTACAACATCAGCATATTGAAAGTTGCAGGTGTTATTTCCGCCCTTTCACCACAGAATCCGTGGGAACGTAATGTTCAGGATGCTGAGAATATGGTGAAACTGTATTCAATAGATCCATCATCAGTAGATGATCTTAAGGTTGGCACGTTCGGTGCTAACAAACGGAAGGCGATTCAGATCCTTTCAAGTAATGGTGATATGGAAACGATTGGTGACATATTGAATGGTCGAAAGCAGCAAGCATTTTATCGCTGCATTCTCCATCAGGATGATGTTTGTGTCGATGGCCATGCTTACTCTATCTGGATTGGCAAGAGAGTTTCTACAACTGATACGCCTAAGATTAGTGCGAAGTTGTATCAAGAGATCGCATCTGATTATCGTCAGGCTACTGCGATTATCAACCGAATTATGGGCACAAACTATACATCCTATCAGGTGCAAGCTATCACATGGGTCACACACCGCAACCTCTATAGGGGTGTAAGAAAGTGAAGAATCGAAACGACAATCCCCCTGATATTCATTATGTCTTCAGGGGTGCTGATAGGACTACGCTTTCAATCAAGACTGATTCAGAAAGCCATGCCTACTACAGGGCAATTCGATTCTTCAAGGGTGAACTCTTCAACCTCGTACTAAAAGAGGCAAGGGCATAGCACAAAGGGGAGGCTAACAACCTCCCTCTTTTTTTTGTGAAATCACGATCGTCACAATCAGCAGGGACTTTCTTCACTCATTCTCTCTAAAATCATGGACTCCAAGCAACAAGCCTACCGCAAGACTGCGGCTCAGATTGTTAAAATCCTCTCTAAAGAGGATGGCCTTCGTCAGTATCAGATCAGTAAGGAACTTAGTTTCCCCCAACATAATGATTGGGTCACTCATTGCGTCCTTAACAGGATGATCGAAGAGAAGTTAATTTATGCAGTAAGTGCATCAACTCTGAATGTTGATGGTACTTTGTCAAAGCGTAAGTATCGCCACTTCCACATCTTGACTGAGGTTCGTGTCAGGAAGCGTGATCGAATCATGGCATTCATTACTTCACTGCTCCAATTCCCACAGGTTGCGTACTGATTATGGCTCATCCCACATTCTTCAGGCAAACGTCTAAATTCAAGCCTCAATACCATATCGCTGCTCTAGATGATGCAGGCGAATGGGAAATATTGGCTACATTTCCAACCTATGAGCAGGCTGATGCACATTTGGACCGCTGGTGTGATAGGTATCCCCACAGTCGCATTGACATTGTTTCTGGTTCTTTACAGAACGCTCGCTAATGAAGTGGCTCCCACTTCTCTTCACTGCCAGTCTACCTCTCTGGCTGGCTCCAATGTTGTACCTTCTCGGACTTCTTCTCGGTTACCAGGATCCCTATGACAAATATGTACGCCCACATCAACTGGATCAAGGTTCGCATGTCCCACTACAGGCAACTCAGGAACAGGGCAAAAACCCTCGATATTGAGCGTCACTGTGAGAGAGAGCTTCATGCCCTGCAGATGGAACTTCAACGTTTTTCGTCAATCTAACCATGCCAGCAACACTTAGTAGGCCACCTGAGGATAGGCAACCCATGCCAAAAGACGTACACTCAAGGGTCAACTTCCTCTGCCAATACGGAAAGGAGAAGGATGCCAACTCTCTATGTGAGGAATGGGGGTACAAATTAAACAGGCACTGAGATTCTACAAGGTAACTACTACAACGGGCTCCATCATTGTTGGGGCCTTCTCATTGAGGGATGCCATCTTAAATGGCCTTGAACTTCTTGGCCATAAGTCTACTCTCCTTTCATGCCTAACAGTTGATGACTGGTAGCTCCCAAATAGCCATTCCCTCTTGGGTTGGTTTTCTGGGGGCACACTTCTGTGTCCTTTGTTTTGTACTTCTAAGATGATCAACGCTCAACTCGTCCTTGAAGCACCCGAAGGTGTGACTGCTGAAGAGTATCAAGATCAAGTCGATGCAACCATTGAGGCCATCGAAGCCTACAAGGAAGAGCATGGTTCCTCCCTTGCTGGTGCTTCATTCAAAGCTGGCTTCATTGAGGGATTTCTTGCTGCTGCCGATGTCGATTACGACAAAGACCTTGTGTGTCTACTGACTGCAATCGTCGGCTGATTCCCTCTTTCGATCCTTCCACCATTACCACGATCGTCAACAACAACATGGCTACCAACAAAGTGACCGCTCCTGCTGCTACAACTGAAGAAGCTCCTGCTGTGAAAAAGACATTGGCTCCTGTCAAGAAGGAACTCATGCGCCTTCCTGAGGCTTTCAAGCTGATCTCTCAGGTGCTGGTCAACAACGATGCTGCCGATCTTAGCGAGCAGATGGTCGAAGCCATCAGGGACATCGTATCTGCAACTGGTTACGCCTACGAATACCAAGCTCCTGAGCAGGAAGAAGGCTGATGACACGGGCTACATTCAATCGTCGCGTGGAGCAGCTTGTTGAGGAGGTAGCCAGCCATCCCCACCGCAGGGAGCTGGCTCACCTGATGCGGCAGCAGGTACATGCTGATACATATAGGGTCAAGCAGCAGTTGCACCCCTTGTACGGATGTACTACTATGAAGGAGCTTCCACACAGCAAGTAACGCAGCACCTTGACGCTAATCTACCTACCTGGCTTATACATAGGCTATTCGTGCGGCTCCTTTGAGCTACACTGTGAATGGCCAGTCATCCAGGCGTTCAGTCATGGCTCCAGTTACAGATCCCGAGATCGAGAAACTGAGGAAGATAATAGACATCCTTCGTCTATTTGACCGACAGGTTCCGGCTCAAGTAATCTCAACCTTTTTTTACATAGCAGGCCATAATGGGTGCCGTAGCAAGCAGCTAGCTAGTGCGTTGGGCTATTCCACAAGTAGCGCAAGCCGTTGCACTGACTGGCTCTCGGACTACCACCGATTAGGCAAACCCGGCATGGACCTCATTGTAAAGAAAAAAGATTACCTAGATCAACGTGACAGGCTGCTTTACCTAACACCTAAGGGTGAGATGGTCATCAATCAAATCAAGGACATCCTCAATGGCTGATTCAGCTATCAAAACCTGGGGGCAGGGGCTCGACTACACCTTCCAAACACGCCACTCTTGGCGGCATG